TTTACTGCGATTGCCTCAGCTATTTCTTCTAAGGCTGATATTAACAGTCCTGCTTTAACAGGAACTCCTACAGCCCCTACTGCTACTGCAGGTACTAATACAACACAAGTATCTACTACTGCTTTTGTAAACGGTGAAATTACAGCCGAAAGAACAGCAACTGCTACTTTAACAAATAAAACACTAACTAGTCCTACAATTAATACAGCTACAGTTTCAGGTGCAACAATTACTGGTGGAAGTGTTAGCAGCTTATCTACTGATATTGCTGTTGCAGACGGTGGGACAGGAGCTAGTTCTTTTACAGCTAATGGTGTTGTTTTAGGAAACGGAACTTCTGCATTAAATGGAAACATGGTTGCTCCAGGAAGCAGTGGAAATATTCTACAATCTAATGGAACTACTTGGACTTCTTTTACTCCTTCATTTACTAAGATTGCTTGGTTGTATTATGATGGAGGACTCACAGCTAGTAATAATATAGCTTCAGTCACCAGTCCTGGAACAGGTCTTTATACGATTACTTTTACTAATGCTTTCTCTAATGCAAACTATATGGTATTAAGTACAGGACAAGCAAACTCTTCTGCTACTACTCCAGGAATTATGGCTGTTATTCAAAACACAGTATCTAAAGCAGCAGGATCTTTACAAATGCAGCGTTCAAGAACAGATAGTGGAGCTGCAGAGGACGGTGCTTTTTATGTGTATTTCTTTGGTAACTAATGAAAGTACCTGTAGTCCTTAGAGACGACTACACAATGTACTTAGAATTACACGATGCAGCATTGTGGTTTCATACAGATGTACATAAGTGGTCGCAGGAAATAAAAAAGAAGTACTTAGAAGATTTAAACTTATTACAGTATCTAACTAATGTTCCTCTGTTAGCATTAGTAGAAGAAGAAAATACTAAGCTTGCTAAGTTTGGTAGTTTAACAGGATGGGAAGTATTAAAACATATAGAAGTTAACGACAAGAAATACACTATATTTATTAGGAGCAAACATGGGTAGCATAGTCAGTTCAGTATTAGATCCTTTTACAGGGGCTAGTGGGGTACGAAAAGCAGGAGAGCAAGCTGCAGAACAGCAGAGACAGGCTGGTATAAACGCTGCTAATATCTCTGCATTCCGTCCTGTGGGAATGACTACCAGATTTGGTACGTCTCAGTTCACTCGTACTGTAGATCCTACGACAGGTGTTCCTTATATCTCAGCAGCAGGGTACACTGCAGCTCCTGAGTTATCTGCATTACAAGAAAGCTTATTCGGTAGATTTGCTCCTACATTAGCACAAGCAGAACAAATGGCTGGTCAGTATGCTCCACTGACTGGTGCTTCTGAACGCTTATTTAACTTAGGTCAACAATACTTAGCTACATCACCAGAGCAAGCTGCTCAAGATTACATCACTAGCCAACAAGCTCTCTTAGCTCCTAGCAGAGAAGCTCAACTATCTCAGGTTAGAGGTGGTTTATTTGCTCGTGGTCGTGGTGGCTTAGGAGTTCAAACTGGTACAGGTCGTGCTCCTGCGTCTCCTGAACTACAAGCATACTATAATGCTTTAGGTCAGCAAGATCTACAATTAGCTGCTCAGGCACAACAAGCAGGACAGCAAAGAGCACAGTTTGGTGCTGGTTTGTTCGGCTCTGGTGCTGGTCTCCTAGGTACACAAGTACAAGGACAAGCAGGTGCTTATGCTCCATTACAAGCTCAGCTAGGTCTATCAGGTCAAGTAGAGAATATGGCTCAGATGCCTTATCAATTAGGTTTACAATTAGGTGCAGCTCAGCAGCCTGGTCAATCCGCAGGTGCTCAGAGTTACTTTGGAGGTATGATGCAAGGTGCTCAGACACAGTATGGTTCTGCACTACAAGCTCAGCAGATGAACAATCAGTTCTTGTCTAGTTTGATTGGTGCTGGTGCTGGTGCTTATGGTGGAGGCGGTGGAGGAGGCGGTGGAGGAGGCGGTACTCCAGGTATGTGGAATGCTTCAATGCCTTACACTAATGTAACTCGTGGGTATGATCCTTGGTCTTCTCCTTCTGCTTATTCATATAATCAACAATCATATGGCGGTTTATTCTAAGGAACAATTATGGGACAACCAGTAAATCCATTATTAGGTAACTATCAGACAATGCTAGGAGCAGATCCTGAGCTATATCGTCAACAGTTAATTCAACAAGAACAAGCTCGTATCAGTGCTCTACCTGCACAGAATCAACTAGGGGCTCAGCTCGGTACACTACTGGGTAGAGGTTTAGTTAACGTAGCACAAGATCGTGGCTTCTTTGAAGTTACTAATCCTGTATTGCAGAACTTAACTAAAATTCAATCTGTATACAACACTGCTATGCAAGCTGCTGATCCTAACGATCCATTATCTTTCTACAGAGAATTACAGACAAGATTTGCTGATGCTGGTCTAGGTCAACAATCTTTCATGGCTACTCAAGAACTACGTAAAGCAGAAGATTTAGCAGAAAAAGCTAAGGGAGAGAAACTTAGAACTCAAGTTCTTGAGAATGAATTGTATACTAAGAATCCTACTCTGCTTGATGAGCAGATTGCTAAGGCTCGTGATGCTGGTAACGATGCATTGGCTAATCGCCTTGCTGAACAGCGTGGTCAGATTCAACTTGATATTGACAAGAAGCGTCGTAAAGACGAGCTTAGTATGGAACTTTTATCTGTTCAAACTGAGGCAGAACGTGCTAAGATTCGTAAATACAATGCTGAATACGAAGAAGGTAAACTAGATAAAACAGCAATTCCTGATCAAAACGGTGGCGGTGTTATTGTTTATTACGATAAGAAAACTCGTAAAGAAGTAGACAGAATTGTAGTAACTAGTGCAATTGTAGATAGCGTTTTAAATAAAGGTAAACCAGGAACTACTCCTGCAGGAGAAAAACCAAGTCCTGCTTCATTTGACAAACGTAATCCACCTGCTACTACAGCTCCAGCATCATCTGCAGCACCTGTATCAGCAGCTTCCGCAGCAGCTCCTGCAGTAGCTAGTCCATACGATCAAGCAGCAGGTACATATAAAATTGCTTTAGATCCTGAGTATCAACAAATACAAGCAGACGCTAGAGCAAATCTACAAAGATTAGAAACTGAACCTGCATATCGAGCAGAAATACAGCAAAGAATCAACGCACTCCAAGCAAAAATACAAGCTAATTTCGGCACTAGAGTAGTTATTCAGTAAGGATAACATGGCTACATATGATGTTTTAGGAGCTAGAAAAGCTGGCTTATCTTATACTGATATTGCATCTTACTTAGCACAAGGCACTGAATATGATTTAGAAGGTGCTCGTAAGGCTGGCTTATCAGATAAAGATATTGTTGAGTACTTAAACCGTACAGGTGCTACTGCATTTGAAACATTCACAGCAGCAGCTCGTCAAGCAGTAGGCTCTGAAATCACAGGAGCTGCTCAGTTATTAGGCAAAGAACCAACTGCTGAACAAGTAGAAGAAGAATCTCGTGTTCGTCAGATGACTGCAGAGAACCCTGTGTCTGGTGTATTAGGCACACTCGTAGGAGGTTTGGTTAATCCTTCTACACTTATTCCAGGATCATTGTTATTCAAAGGAGCTAAAGGATTAGTTGCTGGTGGTGCTGCTGGAGGAGGTGTTGCTGGAGCACTACAACCAATTTATTCTGATGAAGACTTAGGAAGAGTAGCTTCGTCTGCTGCAGGTATTGTCTTAGGAGGAACACTTGGCGGTACAATAGGAGCACTTGTTAATCGTACAGGTCGTGAAGCAGTACAGCAAGCAGGTAAAGAATTACAAAATACTAAGACTGGACTAACTACTGGTGTTACTCAAGACAACGTACCATTAAGTCCGTTAGCTCAAGAGATTGCTGATGTAGGTGCTGCTAAGAACATTGAACTACAAGACAGTATTGTTCCTTTACTCCAGCAGTTAGAAGACTCTGAGTTAGCTACTAAGCTGACCAATGAGATTGCTGGTGGAGACTATCGTACTCTCTTTACAGATGCTCCATTCAGACTAACTGACATACCTGCGTCTAGGTTTACTGCTGCGTTCAGTGCAGATAATCCATTACGTGAACAGAATTTAGCAGCCTATCTCAAAGCTGGCTACAAAGCAGAAGATCCAGAGCAGTTACTTACTCGTATTGTCTCAGCTAACAAAGGAGCTATCGCTACTGAGCTAGACACAACACCTCTTAATATTCCTGCTGACTCCGCAGTGAACTTCTTACTCAATCGTAAGGTTCAAGAACTAGGCGGTCGTGATCTAATCAATGCTTACCTTCCTGCACTACAGCGTGGTGTAGATATGATTAACTCTATCGATGAGTTATTCTTAAATGGTCGTGCTGCTGGCATGACTGACGCTGAGATTGCTGCAGTATTTAAGAAAGACTTCGACGAAGTTAAACCTATCCTCTTCTCCGCTATTGGTAACGTATCTAATATTGGTCGTGCCTTAGCAGCAGCTAAAGCTCAGAAGAAAGTGATTGGTTCTACTGAGGAGATCCTAAAAGGATTATCTAAGAATGGCGGTAAAGAACTGTCAGACATCTTTGCATTAAGAGATGCTGTATCTGCTATAAAAGCTTCTCCTGGTACTAGTTTTAATAAGAACGAAGCACTGGCTAACTTAACTAAAGATGCAGTAAAGCAGCCAGGCTGGGCAGACAAGTTCGGTGAGTTCGTAGTTAACTCCTACATCTCTGGTCTTGCTACTACAGCAGTTAACGCATTCTCAGGTATTGCTAAGATAGGTCTCTTAGGTACTGAGCGTATCTTACAAGCAGTCAATCCTGCAAGTAAAGTTAAGATTGGAGAAGTTCTTCCTGCATTCAGAGGATTAATGGATGGTCTGCTAGAATCTGCATACTTTACTAAAGAAGGTTTATTAAGAGGATCTCCACTAGACGCAGCAATGCCTGAAATTCGTGGTGCTATTGGTGCTCAAGAAGGAGCTACTAAAGCAGAGCAAATATTAGGACAAGTAGTTCGTGTGCCTAGTCGTCTTAGCGTAGGTGTTGATGAGTTCTTCAAGTCCATCTTCCGTCGTATGGAATACAATGCTCAGGCATATCGCTTAGCTTCCTCTGGTAAGTATGGTGATACTGAAGCTGTGTATAGTGCGTTACGTAAAGTAAACACCAAGACTTTAGACTGGAAAGATAATGTTCTTAAAGCTCCTGAGTTAGCTACACTACCTGATAATGTACGTGTCAAACTTGTTGATGATGTACGTAACTTTGCTAAGCAAGCTACATTCCAAGCAGACTTAGGTAGCTTTGGTAATAAACTCTTAGCTCTTAGAGCAGCTCACCCCTGGGTAGCTCCAGTAATTCCCTTCGTTAAGACTCCTATCAATATTATGAAGGATGCTTTATCTTATACTCCCTTAGGTGTATTCTCTAAGAACACTCCTACGGATGTTAAGATAGCTCGTACTGCTGTTGGACTTGGTATAACTGCTGCACTAGCTCAACAGGTAGCTGAAGGTAACATCACTGGTTCATATCCTAAGGATGCTGCTAAGCGTAACGCTATGATTGCTGCTGGTATCCCTGAGTATAGTGTTAAGATTGGGGATACTTGGTATGCTTATGCTCGTGTAGAACCTTTAGCAACTATTATGGGTTCTTCAGTAGATGGTATTAACGCAGTACGTGATTATGTGTCTAAACCTAAGTATGATTCTAAGAAAGAAAAAGATTTAGTTATTGATGTCGTAGCAGGTGTGACTAAGAACATCATATCTAAAACATACTTAGAAGGTGTTTCTGGTCTTCTTCAAGCACTGCACGATCCAGAGAGATATGGTGGTAGTTTTGTAAACGGATTTGCTGGGTTACTAGTACCGTCAATTATAGCAGCTCCAGCACGTGGGCAAGATCCTTATGCTCGTGTTGTTACAGGCTTTGGTGAAGCAGTACAGGCTCGTATCCCTGACTTTGGTTTAGGTCTACCTATCCCATCTAGACAGGAATTACCAGCTCAGTCCATGTTGGTAGGAGGAGAGCGTCCGAATCTTGCTGCTGGGTTTGCTGCGTACACTGGATTACAAACTACCCCTGCTGCACGTAATCAACTACAAGAAGAGATTGCTAGAACTAAAGTAGATTATAACTTACCAGGTAAGACACTACGTGGTGTTGAGTTATCTGGAGAAGATATTGGAAAGTATCAAGCTATCTCTAGTCAGTTCATTGAAGCAACTGCATCAGGATTAATACAAACTGCTGGGTATCAGAATGCTCCTGCATCTATGCAGAAAGTAATGCTAGAAAGAGCTTTTAGGAATGGTAGAAAAACTGCTACGAATATTATGCTTATGGATAAGATGAGAGATCCTGAATTTAGAGATCAGTTTATCAGAGCCAAGCTTGCTAAAAAAGGATTAGAACTAGAAGAATGATATATGTCAGATCAATTTGGATTTTTAGAAGGAGCAAAGTCTGTAACTAGTAGTATGGACGCTAGTCGTGAGGCTAGTAAATCCATTACTAAAAGTATTGTCGATGTACAAAAAGATGCTGCAGCAGTAGCACAGCAGAAAGACCTAGAGCGTAGAAGGCAGATAAAAGAATCTCAGGTCTTAAAAGAGCAGTACTTCAAGAGAGCATTGATGGAATGGCAACGTCAAGAATCCATCCGTATCGAAGAAGCTAAAGTCAAAGCTGATTTCATAAGAAAGCATGGAGTTAAACGCTGGACTGAAATCGAAACCATTAAACAAAAGATAGAGAAACAAGACAATGAACTTACTAGAGAGTTTAAAGAAGATTTGGCAAAGGTTCGTAGAGCAATGTTCATGTGCTATGCAGTGGCTGCGGTCATTGCTTGGTATCTAACCTGGGGAGTTAAACAATAATGTTACCATTGATGGCACTATTTGATGTTGGGATGAAAGTCCTAGATAAATTCATTCCTGATCCAGAAGCTAAGGCAAAGGCTCAGAAAGAACTACTACAGATGCAGCAGGAAGGAAAGCTTGCTGAGTTACAAGCTGATAACATTGAGGCACAAGAGCTCACTAAGCGACACGAAGCAGACATGGCTTCTGATTCTTGGCTGTCTAAGAATATAAGACCTATGACGCTAGTGTTTATTCTCTTGGTCTATTCAGCATTCGCTACGATGTCAGCATGGGACATAGAAGTAAACAACAACTATGTTGAACTGCTAGGTCAATGGGGTATGTTGATTATGTCCTTCTACTTTGGAGGTCGTACCTTAGAGAAAATCATGG